CTCCCGAAGCTGGATCGCACCGAGCGCGACCGCTTCAACCGCGGCGAGCTGACGGTGCAGGAGATGGATGCAGCCGGCGCCGAGATCGTGACCTACCGCATCCGCCGCGCCTGAGGAAAAGCCGCGAGGCTCTCACCCCCCGCGGCGCTCATCCACACGGCCGGCGCTGTGAGTTCCGCCAGACCATGCCGCCACATTCTCCCATCTCCAAGCGCGGCAGAATGGTTGAGCGGAGCCCCGGCTGCCCCGAGCGCGGCTTGTCTCCCGAGATCGTCCCCTATCTCTCAGCAACATGGAGCCATCCATGACAGGTTTTGCTGCGTACGAACTCATGCAAATTGATACCGGTGTTGCTCTTTACACCACTTTTGCTACTGCTACTGAAATTCTCCGAGCTAATGCAAACCTACGCAACCGAGGACTCGCATCCCGCTTCGTTCCCGCTGGCACTTACTCAATGCCCTCCCTCCACAACTAGGTACGCCATCCGCACGGCGGGCGGCTTCCTCGCTGCCTGCACCGGGATCGGTGGCGTCCCGGTGCAGGAGGTCTCCGATCCCGGCGCCGCGGTGCGCTTCGCCGACATCGACGCGGCCGCCTACCGAGCACGGCTCCTCAGCAAGCTCGGCTGGCACGACCTGCGCATCGTCGCCCTGCGGGTGCCTCTCACGTAGCGCCTCGCGTCTCGCTCATCCACCTCGCTCTCTCACGACCATGTCTTCCAACTTCTGGACATCGCTTGCGACCTACTGCCAGGAACTCGCCCCGGTGGCCGGTCCCCTGCTCAGCGCTGTAGGCGACACGGCTGACGCCGTGGATCGTGCCGGCCGCCAGTCCTCATCGCTGCGCGCCTCTTCCCGCACGGTACGCGCCGATCTGATGGCTACCGAGGACGACTTCTAAGCGCCTCGCACCCTGCCCCATTGCACCCCGTTCATGCCTGAGTCCTCTCCCTCCACATTCATGCCGGGGTGCAACCCCATCGTGCAGGCCGCCCGCGTTGAGCTCCTCGACACGCTCTACGCCTACGACGGCCGCCACGACCCGAAGCACCCGTGGCACGCCGTCTATACCGGGCTCTGGGAGCAGTACGTCGGCGCCCCTTGCGAGGTGGCATGAGTGACCTCTGCACCGTCGACTACTACGTCGACGCCACCGGCAACGACTGCTACCGCGTCTGCCTCCCCGAGGGCGGCCCGTGCTCGATCGTCTCCTCGGCGCATCTGATCGAAGAACGCAAGACGCAGCTGCTGCGCGCCTACGCCCCTACGACACCCACACCGACACCATGAAGCGCTACGCGATCCTCGCCATCGCCCTGGGCCTTGCCCTCGGCGCTGGCGCCCGCTGGGCCACCTCACCCTGGCGCCCGGCGCCTTCGCTCCAGGAGGAGGAGCTGTTCTGATGGCGCTGAACCGGATCGGCCCGCCTTGCCCTGAGTGCGGCTCGCTGACGACTGACGTGGAGCGCACGCTTCGCAGCAGCGAAGGTCACTTCCTGCGCAAGCGGATCTGCCCGAGCTGCGGGCACCGGTTCAGCACCCTTCAACACAGCGAGATCGTTGCCCCACCGGGCAGCTTCCACGGCCACACTCGCGCAGTCTCCATCAACTGGAGACTGCTGCGTTCCTACTTCGCCAAGCTCGTCGCCTCATGCTGAAGAACGACATCTGGATCCGCGTGCGCGCTGCGGCGGGCATGATCACGCCCTTCGAGCCTGAGCTGATCCGCCAGGCGGACGAGCGCAAGGTGTTGAGCTACGGATGCAGCTCCTACGGCTACGATCTGCGGCTTTCACCGCGGGAGTTCCTGGTGTTCCGGCATGTGCCGGGCACGGTGATGGACCCGAAGGACTTCAACCCGGCGAACCTCGAGAGCGTCGCGCTCCACGAGGACGAGCGCGGCCAGTACTTCATCCTTCCCGGACATAGCTACGGCCTGGGCGTGGCACTGGAGCATCTGGCGATTCCAGCGAACATCACTTGCTTATTCATTGGCAAGTCGACTTATGCAAGGATGGGCGTGATCGCTAATACCACTCCAGGGGAAGCAGGCTGGAACGGTCACCTCACGTTGGAGTTCAGCAATTCCTCGAGCGCTGATTGTCGGATCTACGCCAACGAAGGTATTGTGCAGGCGTTGTTCTTTGAAGGCGAAGCCTGCGCCGTGTCCTATGAGCACCGCGCTGGGAAGTATCAAAACCAACCCGAGAGCGTCACCTTGGCGCGAGTTTAGATCTACACACTGATCACCCTCATGACTGACTCAAGCAAACCACGTTCCGTTTTCTTTGAAAAAGATGGCGATAAGATCGTTATCTGGACCGATCACAATCGCTGGACCGTCACTGACATGGTGGCTGGAGGCACCAAGCGCTACACCAAACAACTGGCTATGGCGTTAGCAGCAGCGCTTATGGCTGAAGGTTACGAGCAAACCATCTATGACTGAATTTCACCCTGCACCATTTGGTGACTTCTCAACCGAACTTAAAGATCCGTGGCCGGTTGTTGAACGGTTGCGCATGGCGCTGCGTGAAGCAGAACGGTATTGCCTTGGCGCCGAGAACGTCACCGGCCATTGCATTGAGAGCCTTCTTGACCGTTTGCCGACTGAAGATGACTAACAACAACCACCCGATCGCCCCGCCGCCTGAGCTGGTGGAAAAGTGGATGGCTGAAATCTGGCACGAAGGCACGCCTGTTCGGGTAGCTGCCAGCGACTTGCACATCGCCACCCAAGCCGCCCGATGGGGCTACGAACAAGCCATCAAAGAACTTGAAGCGTTTCTGGAGAAAGCAAATGACTGACACTGAATTAAATCACCTGCGCGAGTATCTTCAGCTGAAGGCTCAGTACGTCCATCCTGTTACCAGACAGAAAATTCACGTTGGCACTTACGACAACGCATATCAAGCACACTGCCAAGCCTTAGCGCACCGCCTTGAAAACCACTGGATTGTCCAATGAAAACTGCAACCGAACTTGCCCAACAGATCGCTGATCAGGAGCTGGAGGCGTGCTGCCGCGAGGTGCAGAAGCTTTATGGCGTAGGCAGATGGCTTCGTTCTACACGACGCATCGAGAGCTTGAAAGAACAAGCTCTGGCTTTACTGGACTATGTTTCTGACCGACTTGATGCCGTCCACGAAAATACTATTCGCCGCGCTTTGGAGCAACTCGATGACTGACAGCAACCATTTGATCACTCCGCCGCAATGGCAAGTCGATGCTTGGTGCAAACAGGTAATGGCTATGGGTGCCGATGTCGATGCAGTCTTTTTGGAGGTCTTCCGAGCCGGCGCTGATCAGGAGCTTGAAGCGTGCTGTAAGTGGCTGGCATACGAGTTGCGCCACAAAGGGCAGTCGCTTCAATGGGCCGACGACCTCCGCGCCGCTCGCCGCCCCAAGCCGCAGAGATTGAAGGAGCAGGCGCTTGAAGCACTCAAGCACGCGCAAGAGGGTTGGCGACCTGTTCCAGCAGACTGCGACATCATCCGCCGCGCTCTTGAATCCCTGCCCGATTAGTCAACATCCCTAAACACCATGGAAGACTTCTTTAATCTCAAGATTTCACAAAAACAAATTGTGTGCCCTAAACACGGCACGCATAAGCATCACATCAGTAGTGACATTGAAGGTTACGAGGGTAATTGGTGCATGTTGTGCTGGCTTGAAAGCCTTGGTCCGTCCTTGCCTCTTGTTGACACTGAAATCAAGTAGTCCATCCCACTACCACCACCATGACCAACTATAAACAACTGTGCATCGAACTTCTTTCAGCCCTTGAGAACGAGGGCCACGCTCACTGGCTTGGAGGGCCTGACGGTGACCCTCTGATTGAGCAGGCCCGCGCCGCCCTGGCCGAGCCCGTGCCGGAGGGGCAGACGCCCAGTGCTGAACTCTCTCCCGCAGCTCAGGCGGTGCTCAATGCGTTCCGCGCCGACTGGAAGGACGAGCACCTCAAACAAGACGTGAAGTGCCTCGCTGCCGCCCTGCGTGCTGCCGTGACCTACACAAAAGTGAATCCTGGCCAAGACATATGGCAGTGCGATGCGAACGAGCTGCTCGCCATTGCCACCGAGCTTGAAGCCCAATAACACGTCTTACCAAACACCTCATGTCTGATCTCACTATGCCTAACAGTGACGAGAACGTCTTTTCCGCCAGCGATGCAATGGCGCAGTCCAGCATTATCTTCCGTAACGACTTTGATTGCGTCATCCGTATTGACGGCAAAGGTTTTCATTATCGAGGACAGTTCATCGAAGATGCTGGAGAAGCTCACCGCCTACTGGTGGAGTTCCTGCGCGAGCATCAGCCAGAAACTGACTGGCGACACGCTGAGTAGTCCGATCAGTTACTCGCCATGACCATTTATCTCGTCGGCCTTATGGTCGGCTACTTATTCGGCGTTGCTATCGGCTACAAGCTCGGCCGCAAGCGCTAGTAAGGTGCCCGGCAGCCACTCCTCCCGAGGTGGTGGCCTCACTGCCGCCGGGCGCGACAGTTACGCGATGGCCCAGAAATGGGTCGTTGCGAGTCTACCCAACGTCAAATCCACGCCAAATTTGAACTTCCCATGACCATCGACGACGCCAAAGCCCACAAGGCCCTCCTCGAGCGCACCCTCACCGAGGCTCTCGATCGCTTCAACACCGAGACTGGCCTCCAGGTAACCGACGTGGACGTGATCTACACGCAGGGCATCGGCTGCCCGCCTTCTTACAGCGTCTCCGTGCAGGTGATCCTCCCGTCGTATTAGCAAGGCGATTGCCAACGCCAATACCTCAGATCCCTTGCACCACAGGCGATCTCGGCTACTTAGCCCCGCTTAAGCAACCCACCTCGCACAACGTCATAACGATGCCGTCAAAGCGCTTCGAAGCCAAAGTCTTCCTCACCCCAGAGGAGCGCGACCGCCTCGACACCGAGGCCGCCGCACTGCGCGTTTCTCGTGGCCAACTGATCCGAGAGCGTGCCCTTGGCACGGCACCAACAGCACGCCCCACGCCTCACACCTACGCCCAGGCGGTGGAGAACGCCGCGCGTGTGGTTTCGGGAGTCCCGCGCCCTCACCTCGAAGCGATTGTTGCTTCAGTGGTGACGACACTGGCGAAGACCCATGCAACTCAATGAGCACTATTCTCTGCCCCAATTAGTAGCAACATTCAAACGCGCAGCCGCCGTAGCTCCCGAGGACGGCGAAGTGATTGCCTCCGGTCTTCGCGCTGTTCTTCGCGATGTCACCGACGCTGCTCGCCTTGCCGCTGCGCGCGACCTACAGCGCTACGACCATCGCTCGCTCTATGAGTTCTGCGCCGCGCTCGATCGCGTTACACGCTCACCGGTTCAGGAATGAGTAGGCTACGAAAACAGACGGTAAAAACCCGTCCACTCCAGTAACTATCTGGCTATGGTCGCGCGCCTACCGAACATCATCGACGGCCTTCGCGAGCAGGAGCGCCTTGCTGCCGACCTCCTCGCGAGAGGCAAAACCTGTCGCGAGGTGGCCCGCGCCCTGGGCATCTCCGAGAAGACTCTCTACAACTGGCGCAAGCGTCCTGCTGTACAAAGAGCGATCTACAACATGCAGCAGGAGCTGATCGACAGCTCTGAGTCAAAACACGTCGCTTTGATGCCAGACGCGATCAAAACGCTCACGGACATCATGAACGACCCGGCCGCGAGGGCGTCGGACCGCATCGCCGCCTCCCGCGCCTTGCTCAATGGCGCTGCCGCCTACCAGGAGCGCAAGCTGCTCGAACGCACGGTGTCCGACCTCGAATCACAGATCTACGGCGTGCTCGAGCTGAAGGCCGACACGGTCAAGGAGCCAGAGCCCATCAGCGAGATGGATCTGCTGAAGAGCGCTGATCCCGAGGACGAATGACCGCCTCCCTCGCCCAGCTCCAACGCCGCGCGGACAAACTGCGCCTCGAGCTTGCGAAGCGCAAGGCCCGCTCGGCCAACTACGCCCCAGAGCAGCGCATCACCAAGCTCCCAGGCGTGGAGGAATGGCCGGACTTCGCCAGACGCACCTGGATCCGCACGGCGGGCACCGTCGCCCCGTTCGACCCGTATCCGTATCAGATCGATCTTGTGCGCTCGATCAACGAGCACCCCAACACGATCATCAACAAGTCGCGCCAGATGGGCGCCTCGGAGACGGTGTGCTCCTACCTCCTCTGCCGTGCGCTGACCGAGCGCGGCTTCGCGGCAGTGGTCTTCTCCAAGACACAGCAGGACGCTTCTGAGCTTGGTCGCCGCGTGCGTGCCATGGCCAACAGCATCGAGGGCGAGTCGATCCGCTACCTGACGGACAGCAACACGCAGATCGCCATCGAGGGGCGAGGCACCTTGTACTTCCTCCCGGCGTCACCCCGCGCTGCTCGTGGCATCCCGAGCTGCTCAGTGCTCTTCATGGACGAGGGCGCGTTCCTCGACGGTGCTGCCGAGATCTACCGCGGCGCCATGCCCACGCTCTCGATGGTGGGCGAGAAGGCCAAGGTGATCGTCACCTCGACCCCCGACACCGAGCTCGACTGGTTTGGCCAGCTCTGGCATCAAGGCACCCCCGAGGACTGGTACGACTACGTGCGCCGGCGAGACGTTGCCGGCCTGAACGCGCGTCTCGCCCAGGTGCAGGACTCCTGGAATCGGGTGGCGATCCACTACTCGCAGCACCCCATCTACGGGTGTGACCCGGAGTGGGCGCAGCGTACCCGCGAGTCGCGCCGCATGACACAGGCGGCCTGGGATTCCGAGTACGAGCTTGCCTTTGGTGCCACCGACACCCAGATCTACCCATCGGATCTGGTGCGCCGTGCCACCCGGGGCCACCTGCGGGAATGCGGCACGATCGGCCGCACCTATGTGATCGGAGTCGACCCGAACGCCGGCGGCAACGACTACTTCACAGCCATTGTCCTGGACATTACGGAGACGCCCTACGAGGTTGTCGGCCTGTACCACGAGAACGGCAAGAGCAGCGATTACAGCTTGCGCCATGTGAAAAGCCTCATTGAGGATTACCTTCCAGAGCGGGTAATCGTGGAGAAGCAAGCAATGGGAGCTGTGATCGCAGAAGCGCTCTCCACTGCGTTGCCCAAATATGCTATCGAAACTTTTAATACGAGTCGACCAAGCAAGGTGGTAGCGACAGATCGGATCCTGTTCCTGATGGAGCGCGATGAGCTGATCTTCCCCGAGGGCGTCATTCCTAATGAGCTGCGCGCCTTCCAGCAGAAGGAAAACGGCCAACGTGAAGCTGCATCAGGAGCGCACGACGACGCAGTGATGGCTTTGGCGTTCGCTTGTCACGCTATTCCAGAGACACCAAACACAGCAGGATTCTTCGCTCACATCTAGGCAGCGGTGCGCGCGTCGGCCGTGAGTGTGACCGCCTACTTTTATTTGTATATCGCCGGGGGCTTAGCTATCTGGTGAGAGCAGCCGACTCATAATCGGCATCAGGCGAGTTCGATCCTCGCAGCCCCCATCCACTCGTAGATCGCGTCCTCTCGTTGCGCATCCCAGAAGCACTGCGCCCTGAACCAGGCCCGCCAATCCTCAGAGCCTTTCGCCTGGTTGCACGGAGCGCAGGCGGCAACGAGGTTGCGGCGGGTCGTCGGCCCACCGCGTCTACGCGCACGGACGTGGTCAAGAGTGCCGGCCGGTGCGCCGCAGTAGGCGCAGCACTCACCCCACGAGCTCAGGATGTCCTGGCGAAATCGCAGCTTGGCAAAGCGTTTTGAGCAGAGATGGGACCCATCGATGTGGTGGTCCAGCATCCGCGCATTGCGCCGCTACTCCAGGCTACCGAGGGCGATCCGCCGGGGGATTGAAAAGGTTGCCTTACCGTTGCGCTCTTAATGTATAAACTTACTCTATCGTTTAAGGCTCACAGTTAAGTCCGGTCCGCCTTTTTATGGCTGAGCGATAATCTTTGTAAATCAATCAGCCCGACGGCCGTGGATACGACGAATGCTGATACTTACCGGAACGATGGTGCGTTAGTAAATGTACTGTCCGGGATGGGAGTAGCAACCAAGGACAAAACGGTTGCTACTTCCGTCGGTGCCAAGCCCATCCTCTCCGAGGCCGAGCTCGAAGCCCTCTACATTCACGGCATCCCACGGCGCTACGTCGACACCATCTCAGATGAGATCCTGCGCCACCTGGTCACGATCAAGCTCGGTGGCGATGAGCAGGACGACGCCAACGATCTGATCTCCATCTTCGAGGAGTACCTCAAGGCCACGCAGTTCCACCACGCCTTCGCCGAGGTCGTCAAGCTGCAGCGCCTCTACGGCGGCGCCGGCCTGGTCCTGCTCATCGATGACGGCCTCCCACCTGAGGAACCTGCCGATCTCGCCCGGATCCGCTCCGTGCGGGGGTACATCCCCCTGTCTCGGCACGAGCTGATCCCCGAGGACTTCTCGATCATCGACTACAGCAAGCCGTCGCACTACCGGATCACGACATCCCAGCGGGTGTCGCCCGAGCAGACCAGCGGCTATGTCAATGTGCGCATCCACGCATCCCGCGTGGCACGTTTCGACGGGCTCTACCTCCCCTGGAACGTCCGAGCACGGAACACCGGATGGGGCCTGCCGGTTCTCCAGCTCGTGTGGGAGGCCTATAAGCGCTACGAGAGCGCCCTGTCTGGCCTCGAGTCGATGACCACCGACTCGGACCTGTTCGTCCACAAGATCCCTGGCCTGTTCAACCGGATCGCATCCGGCAACGAGGCCGATCTACGCAAGCGCCTGGAGGCCAACAACCTCAGCCGCAGCGTCTACGGCGGCATGGTGGTCGACGTGGAGGAGGAGCTGCAGTTCCTCAACCGAGCCCTGAGCAACATCGCCTCGGCGACCGATCCCTTCGTGAAGGATCTCCAAGCGGCCACCGGCTGGCCCGCTTCGATCCTGATGGGCGACTCCCCGGGCGGCCTGGGCAAGGAAGGCCGCTTCGAGGAGCGAGTCTGGGCCTCGCTGGTGGAGCAGTGGCAGGAGCTCTACTGCCGTACCGCGGTCACTGAGGTCTTCACCTACATCCTCGCCTCGCGCGAAGGACCAACCCGAGGACGGCCCCCGCAGAAGTGGAGCGTCCACTTCCCGAGCGTCTTCACTGAAACCGACAAGGAGAAGGCTGAGCTGCGCCTGCAGATGGCTCAGGTGGACTCGCAATACGTGAACATGGGCGTGCTGAACCCACTCGAGATCCGCGAGGCCCGCTTCGGAGGGACGGAGTACAGCATCGAAACCACGTTGGACGAACAGTTCAGCGAACAGATGCAGGTGAAGGCTGAAGCGGACTTCCAAATGCAGATGATGAATATGGAAGCTCAAGCACAAGCGCTACAAAACCCTCAGCTCATGGGGGCAGGGGGAGCGCCCGGTGAGAATCCTCAGGGTGCGCCACCCGACGAAGTGGAAGTTGATCCAGCGGCGGCGCAAGAAGCGCCACAAGAAGATCCCCGCTTCGCCTTCGACTCCCTCGAGTTCCATCAGGCGCATGGTTACCGGATCCGTGTTGCTGCTCAGAAAGATGGAAGCCGCATTGGCGCTCTTGTTTCTCCTGATGGGCAACGGATCGACGCTCAGGGTCATGCACCGATGTTCATCATTGGCCCCCAGCGCGCTCACGGGCGCAAACTTCACCGAGCCCGGTTCGATCATCAAGGCGAGCTCGTCGAAGGTCCGTACACCATCGGCTTCCGTACGCCGCAGGCGGCCAAGCGGGCTGTCGCTTCTTTCTACCCACGGCAGAATGTAGCTGGGCTCTCCCCTGTTTCCGAGGGCGAAGCTGAAGCCCTCCGCGTCGGCTGGGAGCAGTACTGATGGACGAGAAGACCCCGATTGATGCAGCGCAGGCCCGCGCCGCCGCTTATCTTGCGACTAAGCAGCGATTGGACTTCCGCACAGGCAAAACGCGCACTTTAGTACAGTGCAATCCACCCAACGTTAAGTGCGGTAACAGGTGTATCCCACCTGAATGGAACTGTCGCTTAAAGGGTCAAGGCAATGATCCTCATCTTGCAGCAAAGAGAACAGATCCAGTAAGTGGCATTGCAAACATAGAACGGGGAATTAAGCGTTTAGGTCGTTTTGCTCGTACCGGCAGTTTTTCTGAGCTGGAATCGAGCAAGCGCTCATTTGTACGCGGGGCTGTCAAGCTTAAGCCTGGTACATTAAAAGAAAAAGGTGAATTCAAAGAATGGGTAGAAAACAACTGGTCCAAGGTAGTAATACCTGTCTCAGTCGTAGCTGGAGGGCTTGCTCTTCATAGCGGCCTTAAAGCTGGAGACGTTTTTGGTTATCGCAAGGGTGCTGGCGCCAAAATCGATTACGCAGTGGCGCAGGGAATCGGAGCGATCCTGGACCGAACTCCATTCATAGGACAAGCGCGCGCCTATACGCGCAGCCGAGCAGCCAGTGCAGAAGCTAGAAATCTTTCTCGCATTGCTGGGCGCACTCAGCGCAACAGGAGCTACGCCGCGAATCCCGAGTCCGGCATTCCCGCCACTACGATCCCACGTAGCTGGGTAGCCGGGAGCAGTAGTTTAAACGCAGCCCTAAAAGTTGTTGATAATCAAGGTAGTTCTAATACGTTTTACGAATGGAATACAAAGCACCGCACAGCATTCTGGGGAGCTACCCACAAAGACGGGACAAGTGTATTTGCAGTCCCGACTGCTCACGCTTTTATGAATACAGAATGGAATTTAAACTTATCGCCAACAACAATAGGAGCAGACTATGTCAATGCTATCACGGATAGAATCGAATCCGATCGGGATGCATTTCTGCAGCTAGCCAAGCAGCAAGGGTTCAAGGTGCTCGGACGTCCAGGTGCGCAGTACATCGATAGCAACCAGCGCGACGCCTTCGTTAGTCGATCCACAAGAGCGATCACTAACGAAAGACAACGTGCCGCGCATGCCAAGTATGTAGACACAGTTATACGTAATCTCGCGCCTAGCTCCGCCGCACGAGAGATCTATAATGGCCATGTCGAATTTTTCGATAAATACTACAAAGAGCAGAGCAAAAGCCTCATCCAAGCAGCAGATGCACCTGCCTTTGACCGTCCGCGTGCTGAGCGTGAACAGTTTGAAAAAAATGTAATAGCGGAACAACCCGGACTATTAGAGCTACGCAAAGCGGCAGAACGTAGGCGTATAGATTACTTAATGCAAACAAGCACTAAGCCAAACACCGTGAGCAAAGGTGCAGAACATGACGCACTTTTTCTTCTTGATTACTACCATACAAAAGTAGCAGGCACAGGCAAGTCCCCCTATACCATTACCGATCGGCTTGCGGTACAAGCAGCCAG